CCAGCAAGCGGCGATCTTGGAGTCATACCGCGACCGTGAAGAGGAAGCGCGGGATAGATACGAGGACTTTGAACAAGTCGCGTATAATCCCAGCCTCCCCGTCACGGACGTAATGGCTCAAGCCATCCAGGCTTCCGACATTGGCCCCGAAGTCATTTATTGGCTCGGCTCCAATCCAAAGGAAGCCGGACGCATAGCCCGTCTGCCGCCTGTCTTGCAGGCGAAGGAAATCGGTAAGATCGAGATGAATCTCACCTCGAATCCGCCGACTAAGCGCACATCGTCAGCGCCCGCACCGCTTGCTCCTGTCACGGCTACCCGATCAAACTCAGGCCCGCGGTATGACACGACTGACCCCCGGTCATTAAAGTCAATGTCAACGTCGGATTGGATAGAAGCGGAACGTCAGCGGCAGATCAAGAAGTGGGAAGCGCAAAACCGGAGATAAAGGATGTCTAACTCACTTCTTACTATTGATATGATTACTCGCAAGGCTCTTGAGATCCTTGAGAATAATCTTGTCCTGACCCGCACCGTCAACCGTCAGTATGACGACTCTTTCGCCGTCGAAGGCGCTAAGATCGGCTCGACCCTGCGCATCCGTCTGCCCGACCGCGCTCTGGTCACGGACGGCGCTGCCCTTCAGGTGCAGGACGACAACGAACAGTACACGACCCTGACCGTTTCGTCGCAGAAGCACATCGGCGTCAACTTCACGACCGCCGAACTGACGATGCAGTTGGACGACTTCGCGGAACGTGTGCTGAAGCCGCGTATTTCGCAGCTTGCGTCCTCCATCGACGCCGACGTTGCGAACAGCTTCAAATACATCGGCAACTCGGTCGGCACGCCCGGCACGACCCCGGCCACCTCGCTGGTTCTGTTGCAGGCGCAGCAGAAGCTGAATGAGAACGCCGCTGTCATGTCGCCGCGTTACGCGACGGTCAACCCGGCCGCCAACGCGTCGCTGATCGAAGGCATGAAGGGCCTGTTCAACCCTGTTTCGGCTATCTCGAAGCAGTTCAAAAACGGCATCTTCGGTGAAGGCATTCTCGGCTACGACGAACTGAATATGTCGCAGTCGATTAAGCAGTTCACGACGGGTTCGCGCACGGGCACGGTCACGGTCAGTTCGTCGGTCACGACCGAAGGCTCGACCACGATTGTTCTGACGGGCCTCGGCTCCACGACGATCAAGGCCGGTGACGTGTTCACCATCGCCAACGTCTACGCCGTTAACCCGCAGACCCGTGAGTCGACTGGCTCGCTGTATCAGTTCGTGGCTCTGGCTGACGTTACGGCGTCGACCACCGCTTCGGTCACTGTCCCGGCGATGTATTCGGCCACGCAGGCTCTTGCCACGGTCGACGCTCTGCCGGTCGCTTCTGCGGCTGTCACGTTCCTCGGCGCTGCCTCGACGCAGTATCCGCAGAACCTGATCTACCACAAGGACGCTATCGCGTTCGCCACCGCCGACCTTCTGCTCCCGCAGGGTGTCGACATGGCTTCGCGCCAGGTTCACAACGGTATCTCGCTCCGCGTTGTCCGTCAGTATGACATCAACAACGACCGACTGCCCTGCCGTATTGACGTTCTGTATGGCTACAGCGTCATTCGTCCGCAGATGGCGGTTCGCCTTTGGGGCTAATAGAGGGGGCTTCGGCCCCTTCTTTCTCTCAAATTAAGGAGCATTAGATCATGGCTATCACTACTCAGGGCGCTTCCTACCCGCTTGAATCGTTCGGCCCCACGCCGCCGATCTCTCAGGGCACGGGCGGCTATCAGTTCTCGGCGGGCGTTCGCGGCGAGCCGCTTATGCGCGCTCAGGCTGCGTCTGCCGATCTGACCGGCGCGACCGTTACGATTACGGCGGCTAATCTGTCGACCGGCATCGTCACGATTGATTCCGGCGGCACGGATGCGGGCACCTACACGTTCCCGACGGGCGCGTTGATCGACGCCGCTTTCCCCAGCGTCGCCGTCAATACTAGCTTCGACGTTAGCTTCATCAATATCGGCGACAACGCCGCTAATGATGTGACGTTCGGCGCTGGCACCGGCAACACCATCGTCGGCAGCGCGGTTCTGATCGACGGCGCGACGACGACCAACCCGTCTTCGGCCATCTTCCGTTTCCGCAAGACGGGCACGGCGGCTTACACGATCTATCGCATCGCTTAACACTAGGAGAAGGCAATGCCTAACACTAAACCTGTTGGCGTCGCCTTCTCTGATCCCGAACTCGTGAGTGGCACAACCATCACGGGTGCGACGATCAGCGGAAGCACGCTCACCACTGCTACTGTCTCTGGCACGTTCACGTCGACGGCTACGACGGGCGCTGTTGTCGCTAACGCGACGGCCGGCCTGTATTTCCTGACGACGGCGATCACCGCCAATTCGACCACGACGACCGCTCCGGTCGGCTCGCTGGCGACCACGACCAATGCTACCGGCACGGGCAAGCTGTTCATTTCGGACGGCACCAAATGGCAGTATCCGGTCGTCGCGTAATCTAATCCTACAGGCGGCCTATGGGCCGCCTGGCCCTTCCCATAGGTGTAAAATGGCCCTCATTTATTTGCGTCATGACGTGCATGGCGTTAAGATCGCTACGCTGGAATTAGAAGCGGAAGCCGACATAGAGAACGGCTGGGAAAGGTTCGATCCTGATGACGACGGCGGGCGAGCAGATCAACGGAGCCTTGAGGCTTCTGGGGGTTCTGGCAGAAGGCGAAACGCCCTCGGCGGAAACGTCTCAAGACGCGTTGACCGCGCTGAATCAAATGATCGACTCGTGGAACACGGAGCGTCTAGCGGTCTTTTCAACTCAGGATCAGGTTTTCCTGTGGCCGCCAAGTCAGCTTAATCGGTCGCTTGGCCCGACCGGCGACTTTGTTGGCAACCGACCTGTTCTGTTAGACGACGCGACTTACTTTCGCGACCCGCAGACCAATGTGTCCTACGGCATCAAGCTGATCAATCAGCAGCAGTATGACGGCATTGCGGTCAAAACGGTTACGTCTACCTATCCGCAGGTCATGTTCGTCAACAATACTTACCCGAACATTGAAATGTATATCTACCCGGTGCCGTTGCGGTTGCTGGAATGGCATTTCATTTCGGTCGAGGAACTAACGCGCCCGGCGCAGTTGGCGACGCAACTTACGTTCCCGCCGGGCTATCTGCGGGCGTTCCGTTACAATCTGGCGTGTGAAATGGCCCCGGAGTTTGGTGTCGAGCCCTCCGCGCAGGTGCAGCGCATCGCCATGTATAGCAAGCGCAACCTGAAGCGCATCAATAACCCGGATGACATCATGGCGCTGCCTTACAGCATCGTCGGCACGCGCCAGCGCTATAATATCTACGCCGGAAACTACTGATTTTAAAGGGTATTTTTGGCATGAAGTCTTCGTTTAGTCAAGATATACGCTTCATGCGCTTCTTCGGGAGTCTTAAAAGACCCCAAATGCGTGATGACGCCGTTTGTGCATATCCTTGCGATAAATCCGTGTTTTCTTTCACTAACCCCCAAAAGTTTCATTTTATTTCTTTTTTGCGCCGTTGTCTGATGTTGTATATTTTCGGCCGTCGTAACGTCGCGCAAATTTTTTATCCTATTATCGCTGCGTTGACCGTTTATATGGTCGATATCGTTAACGGGCCAAGTTTTATAAACATAAAACCACGCAAGCCGATGCGCTCGGTAACGAAAACCATTAAGTCTTACTATTACATACCCTTGATCGTTTATAGTGCCCGCACCACTGCCTATGACTATTCGGCGATTATTTTTAACTTTCCACAGCAAATCGCCGGTTTCTGGAATATAATCCAAAAGCGATGTAAGTTCTTCGTGTGTTATCATGTTGAACTCCTTGTGGAGCTTTCATACGCAAATATAAATTTGCAGTCAAGGATGAAAGCACCGTGAAAAGTCCAATTCTCGGCTCGTCTTATGTTCTGCGTAGCCCCAATGCGGCGGATAGCCGCATGGTTAATCTATACCCTGAAGTCATCCCCGAAGGCGGCAAAGAGGCGGCGTGGCTACAGCGTGCGCCAGGATTGCGCGCGCTAACACAGCTTCCGACCGGCCCCGTGCGCGGGCTGTGGCAGTATGGCAATTACGGCTATGCCGTCGCGGGCAGTCGGTTATATCAGATCAATAGCGATTGGACGTATATTGATCGCGGTCAGATCTTAGGCACGGACAATTCCACGACGCAGCCCGTCAACATGGTCGATAACGGCACGCAAATGTTCATTGCGGCCGACGCCAACGGCTACATTTACACAATAGAGTTTTCTATATTTTGCGATACGACTAACACGTCGACGACTATTGCGACGGCTGATTCTAGCGTCGTAATGATCGGCCAGCCTGTATCTGGCGCGGGCATACCCGCTGGCGCGACCGTTGTTAGCATAACCGACTCAACACATTTTGTAATTTCGGCCGCAGCTACAGCTACAGCTACGAGTGTCTTGTTAACATTCTCGCCGTTTCTTTCCCAGATAACTGATCCTGACTTTGACGGCGCAGTTGGCGTCGGCTTTCTTGACGGCTACTTCGTCTTTAACGAGCCTAACAGCCAGCGCTTATGGGTGACAGATTCTTATAATGGGTTGTCGATTGGCGATCTTTCGTTCGCCAGCGCGGAAGGTTCGCCTGACGATCTTGTCACGCTGATCGTCGATCACCGCGAGGTCTGGCTATTTGGCGTCAACACCGTCGAAGTCTGGTATAACGCCGGCACGCCGGATTTTCCGCTTGCGCGTATTCAGGGAGCGTTTAACGAAATAGGCTGTCTTGCCGCCTATTCAGTCGCCAAACTCGACAATGGCCTATTCTGGCTTGGCCGTGACGCACGCGGTAATGGCGTCGTTTATCGGTCTAAGGGCTATTCCGGTGAGCGCGTTTCGACGCACGCTGTCGAGTGGCAGATCCAGCAATACACCGATCTTTCCGACGCTGTGGCTTATACCTATCAGCAAGACGGCCATAGCTTCTATGTGCTGAATTTTCCAACTGCCAATACGACGTGGGTTTATGACGTGGCGACGGGGCTTTGGCATGAGCGCGCTGGTTGGGAAAATAACCAGTTCACGCGTCATCGCGGCAACTGCCAAATGAACTTTAACAAGGAAATCGTTATTGGCGATTACGTTAGCGGGTTTCTTTTCGCCTATGATCCGACCGTCTACACGGAAGCCGGCACCGTTCAGAAATGGCTGCGGTCATGGCGCGCATTGCCGACCGGCGAAAACAATCTGAAGCGCACGACGCAGCACAGCTTGCAACTTGATTGCGAAACGGGCGTCGGTCTTAACAGTAATGACTACGGCTTGCTCGGCACGACGTATCTTATTACGGAAGATTTTAAGAATATCATAACCGAAGACGGCGACTTCATCGTTTCGTCGCTCAACCTTCCGGCTCCTGGTATCGTTCCGCAGGTCATGCTGCGCTGGTCAGATGACGGCGGCCATACATGGTCAAACGAGCATTGGAAATCTATGGGCCGAATTGGCCAGTTCGGCTACCGCACGATTTGGCGGCGTCTCGGCATGACGCTTAAGATCCGCGACCGCGTTTATGAGATCTCTGGCACAGATCCGGTGAAGATCGCCATTATGGGCGCAGAACTCATAATGAGCCCGACGAATGCCTAATCTTCCCAACAACACGCTCGTGCCCGCCGCACGCGTTCCAATCTGGGATAAGGTGACGAACTTTGTCACCCGCGAATGGTATCGCTGGTTCTATAACACTTACATCGCCGTCGAAGCTGGCCGGCGTTACGGCTCGTTCTACAGCACAACGACGTTTACGCCGGCGGTAATCAATACGGCATACGCGATTACGTTCAACAATACCTATGAACGCGCTGACGGGTCTGAGTTGGTTTACGGGGTTTATGTTGGCCCTGTCACGTCGCAGATATTCGTAGATAATACGGCGACGTATAATTTCCAGTTTTCGGCGCAGCTAAAAGAAACCGGCGGCGGCACGAAACAGATTTATATCTGGCCGCGCATAAATGGCGTTGATGTAGCCGATTCCGCCACTAACGTGACGCTTGCCAATGGCTTGAATGCTGCGGCTGTCGCGGCGTGGAATTTCGTGCTAAACCTTCAGGCTGGCGATTATTTTGAACTGATCTATTCGGCCAGTAGCACTAACGTGTCGATTCCGTATGTGGCGGCGTCTAGCCCGGTTCCGGCAATTCCTTCGGTCATCCTGACCGTAACCAGTTGTGTAGGTGGATAATGGCAGTCGTAACTCCTACCCCAAAAGCCCAATTCTTTTACGCGGACGGCACGCCGCTAGTTGGCGGTAAGGTCTATACCTATTCAGCCGGCACGACCACGCCGCAAGTGTCCTATACTGACTATAGCGGCCTGACGCCCAACGAGAACCCGGTCATTCTGGATTCGCGCGGCGAGGCTAATATTTGGCTGGGCGAACTGTCCTATAAGTTCCGCTTGACCGATGAAAACGACGTAGAGATTTGGACGGTCGATTACGTCACGGCCCCGCTCACCTCCGTGTCGCCAGTTCTGTCCGGCAACGTTACGATCTCGACGGACTCGATTGGCCCGGCGCTGAAGGTTACGCAGATCGGCACCGGCAACGCGATTGTTGTGCAGGACGAAACCGATCCTGATACGACGCCGTTTGTCGTCACCAACACCGGATCGGTCGGTATCGGCACGACGGTGCCGGCGACTAAACTGGCCGTCAACGGCACGATCAGCACGGACACGATTGCTGAATATACGTCTGCTGCCGGCGTCACCATTGACGGCGTTGTCGTCAAAGATAGCGCTATTGCGGGCGATTATCTGCGCATCGCGGCTAAAACCGTGCAGGCTACGACGACCGGCACGTCAGTAACTTTTAATAGCATACCGAATTGGGTGCGCCGCGTTACGGTCATGTTTAATGGCGTTTCGACGGATAACACGTCGCCGCTGTTGGTCAAGCTGGGAACGGGCGGCGGCATCGCCAGCACGGGCTACGCCTCGACGGGCGCGCGCTTAGCAGCCGCCGGCACAACGGTTGATAGTTCGACGGCTGGGTTCCTTATCAATAGCACGTCCGCCGCCGACGCTGTGTCTGGCACGCTTGTAATCAGCGCGGTCGATCCGACTAACTACATTTATGCGGCCGATCATACGGTCAAAGACGGCACGACGGCGGTGATGACCGGCGCGGGTAACGTGACGCTCGGCAACCTCATGACGCAGCTTTCGATCACCACTGTGACCGGCACGGCTAACTTTGACGCCGGCTCTATCAATGTGCTGTATGAATGACGACAGATATTGTTGACGACCGCGATACGGCCTTAAAGATCGGCTACGCAGCAACCGATTGGCCAGACCCTATCGCGTTCGACGAGTATCTGAAGATTGCCGCAAGTTGGCAGTTGGAACTGGTCGTCAGAGACGGCGAGCCCATCGGGGCGGTGTTTAGGAAGGACGGCGAGACGCATGTGTCGATCCTTCCAGAATGGCGGCGCAAATGGCTGTCGCCAGGATTGTTGAAAAAACTTCTGGCCGGCACTCGGCTTACAAGTGTCGAAAAAGGCCATGAGTTCATGTATGGTATATTGGAAAGACTCGGCTTCCAACGGCAACCCGATGGAACGCTAACCAGAGAGATCTAAAATGGGCTTCAGTTCCAGCTCACAAGCGCAGCAGCAGGCCACGCAGCAGGCTATGATGATTCAGGCCATTGCGGCTCAGCAGCAGGCCGACGCCCAGCGCGCGGCTGAAGCTAGGGCGCGCGAAGACGCTGTGAAAGCCCAGCAGCAAGCGACGACCGCACTTCAGCAGGGGCAGGCGCAGGCTGTCGAGGCCCAGCGTCAGCAAGCGCTTCTTGGCGGCCGTTCGGCGCTATTAGAGGGCCGCGCGCTTAGCGAAGCGGCGCTTCTTGGCGGCCGTAACTTAGCCGAAGAAGCCACAGACGTTGGTGCGGCGCGAAGCGCGGCGGCGCTGCGCGAATCTGACGTTCGCCGTGAGGCCGTGCTGCGGCAGGCGGAGGCACAGCGTGCAGCCGCGCTACAGGAAGCCCGTGCGCAGGGCATCGGCTCTATCCGTGAAGGCATGGGGCAAGGCGCAAATGCGCTGCAACAGTCGCTGGCGCAGGGACTGGCCAGTTACGGTCGCGGCATGGAGCGCGGCGCGGGCGCTATTCAAGCCGGCATGGCGCAGGGCGCGGGAGCGCTTCAGGCGGGACAGGCCGGCGCGCTTCAGAACCTAGCGAACTATTATAATCAGGGCGTCGGGTTCCAACAGCCGTATATGACGGCCGGCGAGCAGGCCGTTAATCGTCTCGCGGCGCTTTATGGCGCGGGCGGCGAATATACGCGAGATCCAACATTAGCGCAGCTTCAAATGGATCCTGGCTATGCGTTCCGCACGGCTGAAGGCATGAGGGCGTTACAGTCGACGCTTGGCGCGGGAGGTATGCGTCAGTCGGGCGCGGCCATAAGAGCCGGCCAGCGTTACGGGCAGGAAGCGGCCAGCCAAGAATATCAGAACGCCTATAACCGCTTTATGCAGAACCGTCAGGCCGTGACGCAGGGGCTTCAGGGTCTGTCGTCGGGCGGCCTGTCGGCGGCCGGTGTTGCGTCGGGCCTTGCAGGCCAGACGGGCGCGAACATCGGTCAGACCTACACGGGCACGGCCAGTGGGCTTAGCAGCCTTTACGGCACGGGCGCGGGTAATCTTGCGACGCTGTATGGCCAGACGGCCGCAGGTGAAGCCGGGCTTCAGGGTCAGACGGGCCAGAACCTCGCCAACCTTTACGGCACGGGCGCGGGCAATCTTGCCAATATCTACGGTTCGACCGGCGGCGCGCTGGCCGACGTGGCGGGCCAGACGGGCGCGGCGCTGTCGGACATTTACGGCACGACGGGCACCAACCTCGCCAATATCTACGGCACGCAGGGCACAAACCTCGCCAACCTTTACGGCACGACGGGCTCTAACCTCGCCAACCTGTATGGCGGCACGGGCGCGAACTTAGCCAACCTTCAGCAAGGCGTGGGCGGCTCTCTGGCCAATATTTACACGGGCACGGGCACCAACCTAGCCAACGCCGCGTTGACGACCGGCCAGCAACTTGGCGCTAACGCCATGACGCTCGGCCAGAATCTTGCTGGTATCCAGGGCGGGCTGGGTCAAGCGCTGGGCCAAGGTTACGCCAACATCGGCACGATTCAAGCGCAGCAGGCGATGGGGCCGACAAACATGCTGGCGTCGGCGCTCGGCCAAGGCGCGCAGCTTGGCGCTATGTATTATGGCATGAATAGAACGCCGACGGCGGCTACGAGGTAAACTATGGCTGTTCAATATTCGCCGCTTCCTGAGTTTCAGGCTCCTAACGTCAATATCCTCGGCGCGTATGCGCAAGGTGCAGCGTTGCGGCGCAATCAGCTTGAAGAAGAAAAACTAGCGCAAGTAACAGAACTTGCCGGGCTTAAATATAAGCAAGAAGCTGAAGCCGCACAGCGAAAGGCGCAGGCGGACGAACTGGATTTTGCGGTAAAGAACGCCGACATTTTCAAAAGCCGCGTCCAACAGTTAAATCCGGCCGATCCATCATCGCAATACAAGTATAATGAGCTGTTGCGCGAGTTTCAGCCAAAAGCGCCGTCGATTCTTGGCGGTCTGCCGACGCAGTTTAGCGCGGATACGCAGCGTGCGCTGCTTATGCAGCATGATGACTTTATGAAAACCGTCACGCCGCATGAACGCGAAACGCAGGTCGACGGTCGCGGTGGCAAGGCAATGTTTATTTTTGACCCCTATACGCAAGCTGAGCGTATGGTGTCCGGGTCATTTCAAGCCGCGCCCGAAAAATGGTCGCCTGTGCGCGGCGAAAAACAACAGATTGAATACTATACAAATCAGACGGGCACGGAGATCCTGACGCCTGATGAGTATAAAGAGCGTATGCGCAGCAAGACGACGCGCGGGCAGGCTGGCGAGATCGCACCCGCTGCTGCACCTATGGCAGCGCCGACGGGCGATGCGACGATGGATCTTGTCAACCGGGCTAAGGGCGGCGTCGCTAACGTCGAGTCCGGTAGTCCGCAGGGTAATTACGGCGCGATTGGCCCAGAGGTTAAGCGCAAGAGTGGCGTCGATCATGCCTACGGCAAATATCAGGTCATGGGCGCGAATATTCCGTCATGGACGAAACAGGCGCTTGGCAAGTCCATGACGCCTGACGAGTTCCTAGCGAGCCCGGAAGCACAGGAAAAGGTCTTCGAAGACCAGTTTACGCGCAACGTCAAAAAATACGGCAATCTTGAAGACGCCGTGTCGGTCTGGTTTTCCGGCCGACCGCTTGCGCAGGCGACAAAAGCTGGCGCGCGCGACGTGAACATGGGTGTGGGGGATTACGTCGGCAAAGTTATGGGTGGTATTGGCCCTTATAAGACTGCTGCGACCGTTCCGTTGACGGGTGAACAACCGTCTCTGCGCGGGCTTCCGGTAAACGCTATGGCTCCTATGGCTGAGCCGGTCAATGCTATGGCCGCACCTGTTGCCCCCGTGGCCGCGCCTACTTTTGGCGCTGCGCCCACGCCTCAACCGACGCCGATGCAGCCGCCCGCGCCAGTTCAAGATACAGCCGCGCGCCAGCAGCAGTTCATCGCCAACGCGCCGCTTGGTCAGTCAAACAAATATAAAAGCAAGGTTGAGCTTGAGAACATGCTCACCAACTTCGGCAACGAGATAGAATATCTTGCTGAGCAAGGGGGTGTGCCTAGCGTCAAATACCCGGCGGCTAAGAACGCGGAGATCTCTACCGGCGCGTCTTGGCTTGGCCAGGCGTATGGACGTTTCACGGGTTCTCCGATCCAGTCGACCCGCGATACGGTCGACAGCATCCGGCAGAATCTCGTGTCGGTTCTGGCTCGTGCCACCGGCAAGACGGCGCAGGAACTTAACTCTAACTTCGACGTTAAAAACGCCATCAAAGCGTTGGGTGACCCCAAAGCGACCGTCGAATCTGTTCGTGCAACGTTGAACAATCTTAATAAATCGTTCGGCACGAATGTGGACATTTCCGGTTCGTCGGCTAAATCCGAAAGTCGTCGTCAGATCGAAGCGGCCAAAGCTGCGCCACCTGAAGCGGCTGGCATTCCTCCGGCGGCGATTGAAGAGTTGCGCGCTAATCCGGGCACGGCGGCGTTGTTTGATCAGCATTTCGGCGTGCCGGGCTTGGCGGCAAAGATCCTGGGGCGCTAAATGGAAAACCCATACGCTAAATATGGCAAGCCATCCGAAAATCCATACGCGAAGTATGGCAAGCCGGAAGGCTTGACGCTTGGCCGCGCGGCAGAAGTCGCTGTCGGTGAAGCGCTGCCGACTGCGGCGGCGGCGGGTCTTGGCGGTTTAGCGGGCATGGCGCTCGGCACGGCGGCGCTTCCGGCGGCGGCGTTAGGCGCGGGCGCTCTTGGCGCGGCCGAACTTGGCACGTCTCTTTACAATATCGCTGCGCCAGCGTTCGGCGCACAGCCGGTCAGAACGCCGGTTGAAATGTTCCAAGAGCGGTTTACGCCGTCGTATCGACCTCAGACTCCGGCCGAAAAAGTCGAAGCCGGCTTGGTTGGCGGCGCGATTGGTGGTCTGACCCAAGCACGCGGCGCTAATGCGTTGCTGCGCTATCTCGCGCCGGAGACACGCGGCGCGCGTATCGCTGAAGGTATGGCGGCTGGGCCTGCCGCGCAAACGGCGGCTGGCGCTGTCGGCGGCGCGGCTCCTGAATACTACAAAGAAGTCGCCGGCGGCGAGAACCCCTACTTTCAGTTCGGTCTCGGCGTGCTGGGCGGCGGCCTTGGCGGACGCGCGATGGGCGCTATTGAGCGCGGCGCGACCCGCGCAGCGCCTACGCTGGCGCAGAACATCGAACAGGGCGCTAAGGATCTTGGCCAGAAGGCCCGTAATCTGCGTGCTGAAGCCTATTCGTCTGGCGCTAAATACGACGCCTCTGCCTATGACAATTTTGTCAGCGGCATAGAGCAAGATTTTGCGAACCAATATCAGTGGAACCCGGCGAAAAAAGCGCGGTTTAGTAACATCAACGACGTTATGTCCGACTTGGCGTCTAATAAGGGCAAAGACGTTACGATGGCGGACATACATGGTCTGCGTAAAGACGCCGGCGCTATCTTCCAGAACCCCAGCGCCACGGACTTTGAGCGGGCTATGGCGCACGATGTTGTAGACCGTATCGACCTGTTCCGTAACGAACCGATGAATGCGGTGCCGGGCGGAGAGTTGGCGGCGGCTAAGGGCACGTCAAAACTTTCCAAGTCCATACAGGCCGACGCCACTTTATTCAGAAACGCCGATGTTCAAAAGGCTATGACGGCGGCTAAAGAAGCGCCAAACTTTGCGACGGGCGTAAAGCAACAGTTTACAGCGCTGAAAAGTTCCAAAGCGTATAAATCATTCACGCCCGAACAGCAGAAGATGATTAGCGATCTTGCTGCTGGCCGTTCTTCATCAAGCGCGATTAACTTTATGGCCGCGTTTGCACCTAGCTTCACCAAGACTGGATTGGCCGAAGCGGGTCTAACGGCCGCGCCGTTTGCGGTTGGCTTTATGCCGACTGAATACCGCGAAAAATATCTGATGGACGATTACGCCAACCTTGGCGCGTTAGGCGCTATAGGCGCGGCAAGCGCGGGTCTTTTGGCCAAAAAGCGCCAGACGGCCAATGCCATGCGAGCGTCGCAGCAGCTTCAGTCTAACATCCTCGGTAATGTTGCCGCGCCGCCAATTAACTACGGAAATCTCCCGTCATTGGCCGCAGCCGGCGCGCAAGGTCTGGCGTATCAAGGCCAGAACAGCATGATTGATCCTTACGCACGGTTCACGAGGCGATAATTATGGTCGAATATCAAGTTCTCTTTGACGTAGCCATTGGCGTGATTGGCGTGCTGGGCGGCTGGACGCTCAACACTGTCTGGGCGGCCGTAAAGGATCTTCAGCAAGCCGACAAGGAACTGGCGGAGAAGGTCGGCCAGATTGAAGTTCTAGTCGCCGGGCGCTATGTGACCCGCGAGGACTTTAATCAGGTGTTGAATCAGGTGTTCGAACGCCTAGACCGCATCCGTGACTTGGTGAGCCAACGATGAAAGAGAATTACGACGCCGCGCTAAAGGCGACGCTACGCTACGAAGGCGGCAAGGTCGACGATCCGCGTGATCCTGGCGGCCGGACTGCCTACGGCGTCACGCAAAATACCTACAATGCGTGGCGCGCTAAGCACGGTCTGTCGCAGAAAGACGTGTATCAGATCGCCGATTCAGAAGTCGCGGCAATTTACCGTCAGGAATACTGGGACAAGATCCGCGGCGACGATCTGCCAGACGGGCTTGACTTTGCCGTGTTCGACTTTGCCGTCAACAGCGGCGTTAGCCGCGCTTCTAAATATCTTCAGTCGCTGGTCGGCGTCACGCAGGACGGCGTGATCGGGCCTAAGACTATCGCCGCCGCTAAAGCCTATCTTGGCAATAAACTCACTGATAAAAGACTCGGTTTTCTAAAAGGATTGCCGACATGGGGCACATTTGGGCGTGGTTGGTCGAACCGCATAAACGACGTTTATGCTGTTGTGCGGGACTTATGCTCGCGCTGAGCGGCTGCGCTGACCTTAAGTATTACGAATGTATCGCGCGCGATAGCACATCGCGGCCGTGTAACTAAAAGAGGCTAAAATGTTAGTTAACTGGATGACCACGATTCCCGGCATTCTGACGCTGTTGTCCGTGCTGTTCCACGCTTGGCAGACCAAAGACGTGAATTGGACGGATCTTCAGAACGCGCTCGTCGCGCTGGGCCTCGTCGCGGCTAAGGACTGGAACGTGACCGGCGGCAGCAAGCCGAATGATTGAA